TATATGACTTATAAAGACTTTTATAAGAAGTTTAACCTTAAATGAACATTGACAAAAATGATGAATTATGATATATTGAAGCTATGTATAAAATGTTAAATTATTTAATTAACTTATTGAGTCGTTATAGAGATAGACTTAAAACCACATCTTCAAAAGATTGGTTAAAGGGTTATAAAAAATGGAAAAGTGAACAAGATAAGTTATATAAATAAAATAGAAGGCGATTATACAGCCTACACAAATACAACGAATACAATAATAAGGAGAAAATATGGATTTTGAAACATTAAAACAATCCTCAAGTAACTTTGATAAACTTACAAAAGCAATCGAAGCAAATTTAAATCCCGAAGATAAAGAAAAAAACAAATCAAAATACCAAGACGATAGATTTTGGAAACCAGAACTAGATAAAACTGGAAATGGTTACGCAGTGATTAGATTTTTACCATCGGTTGAAGGTGAAGACCTACCGTGGATAAGAGTCTGGTCGCATGCGTTTCAGGACATCGGCGGTTGGTATATTGAAAACTCTTTAACAACACTTGGTCAAAAAGACCCTGTGTCGGAAGAAAATACTAGACTGTGGAACACAGGATTAGATAGTGATAAAGAAATAGCTCGAAAGAGAAAAAGAAAACTATCTTACTATTCAAACGTATTGATAGTATCCGATCCTAAGAATCCACAAAACGAAGGTAAAGTATTTTTATTCAAATATGGTAAAAAAATATTTGATAAAATTACTGAAGCAATGCAACCTGCGTTTGAAGATGAAAAACCAGTAAACCCATTTGACTTTTGGAAAGGCGCTAACTTCAAATTGAAGATTAGAAAAGTTGATGGTTATTGGAACTATGACAAATCTGAATTTGATGCTGTGTCACAAATTAAGACTAGTGATGAAGACATTAAGTCAATTTGGAAATCACAGTATGCTCTTAAACCTTTCCTAGACCCTAGTAATTTTAAAACCTATGACGAACTCAAAGAGAAACTGAATAGGACAATTACGGGTGTACGAAGTGCTGAAACTATTGAGAAAACAAACCTCCCACCACAATCCAATGGTTCGGCAAAAAGTGCTAAAGTTGACACTCAGTCTGCTGCTAGTGATGATGACGATACGTTATCATATTTTAGTAAATTGGCAGAAGACGAGTAATTCTCTCTCTCTTTAGACTTAGGGCGTGGCTAGAAATAGTCACGCCTTTTTTATATCTCATATAAATATTACAAATGGTAATATCAGTCTTAGATAGTCTTAAAGATAGACAAGGAAACACACGAAAATCTGCTAATTGGTATAGAAATGCAGTATCATCTATCGCAGATAGAGTAACTGCTCGTAAATTGATGAATAGTGGAAAACTTACTGTAAGACCAAGTATTGGTAGATTAAATATGTTTTTTTATGACCCTAAATATAAAAAGACATTACCATATTATGATACATTTCCACTTGTATTACCTTTAGAAAGAATACCTGGAGGATTTGCTGGAATTAATTTTCATTATCTAAATTATGCGCCAAGATTTACATTATTAGAACGACTACAATCATTTGCTACAGGTTCTAAATTAGATAAGAAAACAACCTTTGATGTAAGTTACGATAGAGTAAAAGGAATTAAATTGGTAAAAGGAACCATTAAAAAATATTTGTTCGATCACGTTAGAAGTAGTTTTTTAAGAGTTGATTTTGATGAAGCAGCTATTGCTGTTTATCTACCAGTTGCACAATTTAAGAAAGGAAGTCCATACTAATGAAAAAATGGTTTAATAAAATCATTGACAAACTTTTTGGTAAAAGATGTCAATGTGGTAAAAAGGTAAAATAAATGGCAATTTTAAGAGGTGGAAAAAGAATTGGTGGATATGATATACGAATAGGTATACCACGTGATAGAAGTTTAGATGATGTTCAAGGCGATCCACGATTAAGACAAAAAGCTGGCGGTAATCCTGAATCTACTTTAGGTAGATTTCAAGCAATGGTTAATGAAGCTGAAGGATTTGCTCGTAAGGCAAGATATTATGTGAATTTTAATTTACCTCGAGGTGTACAACCTTTATCAGATCAAGTTGATACGGAAGAAAATTTAGGATTTAGTAGAAACAATGATTTAATTACTTTCAATAATGACCCTACAAAGAAAAGAGTACAAGCATTTTGTAATGCAATTACAATGCCAGAACGAGAAGCAGTAGTAAAACAAATTAGACATAATGGTCCTCCAAGAAATTTTGTTTATGATTATAAATCTGCTCCTATTACAGCAACATTTTACGTTGATAAGTTTTTAAGAGAACGTACATTTTTTGAATTATGGCAAAAGGCGGGATTAAGCACAACAACACATAATTTTAATTTTTATAACGATTATGTAAGTGATGTAGATATATTTCAATTAGGACAATATGCATCTCAACAAGAAAGAGATGATATAACTTATGGTGTTAGATTGTATGACTGTTATCCACAAATAGTTGGACCAGTTTCTTATGAACATACAGCGAATGTAGTGCAAACATTTGAAGTAACATTTACATTTAGATATTGGGTTAATTACTTTATTAACCAAGACGGAAATATAGATTTAATTTCTAGTACAACAGGTCAATCTGAATTTAATAAACCTGTTGTCAAAGAAGGAGGATTATTTGGTGGACTTATTAGTAAATTACCACCAGAAATCAGAAGAGCGGGACGAGACGTTTTAGATGGATTGAGAAGAAGCGTGCCGTTAGGTAGAATATCTGGAGGAAGAATATTTCCACCATTTAAACTACCACCACTAAATATATAAAATATAAGGAGATATTATGGCATTACCAATAATAGAAACACCACGATATGAATTGACTTTACCTTCAGCTGACATTAAAATACAATATAGACCATTCATAGTAAAAGAAGAAAAGGTCTTATTGATGTCAATGGAAAATCAAAACAGCGATGAAACGTTAGTTGCTTTAAAAGAAATTTTAAGAGCTTGTACATTTGATAAAGTTAAAATTGAAGATTTACCTATGTTTGATATTGAATATTTGTTTTTACAAATTAGATCAAAATCAGTGGGTGAAATAGCAAAATTTAAAGTTTTGTGTCCAGATGATAAAAAAACTTTTGTTGATGTAGAAGTTGATATATCAAAGATTGAAGTACAAGTTGATGACAGTCATACAAACAATATTATGTTAGATGAAAAAAGAAAGTTAGGTTTAGTTATGAAGTATCCTACGATAGATTTTGCTAAGGCAGGATTAGATGTTAATATGCAAGATATAGATAAAGTTTTTGAAATTATTACTAGTTGCATTGACCACATTTATGAGGGAGAAAAAATTTATCCAGCAAAAGATACTACAAAAGAAGAATTAAGAGATTTTATAGAAAAATTATCTCAAAAATCTTTTGAAAATATTAAAACTTTCTTTGAAAGTATGCCACAATTGAGGCATGAAATTGAAGTTGAAAATCCTAATACTAAAGTTAAAAATAAGATAGTATTTAAAGGAATACAAGATTTTTTTCAATCTGCCTCTCCCACAGTAGCCTAGAGGCCTATTTTGAAACCAATTTTGCATTGATTCAACATCATAAATATTCATTAAAAGAGATTGAGTCTTTGATACCTTGGGAACGTGACGTTTATGTAACAATGTTAGTAAATCATATCAAAGAAGAAAATGAGAGAAGAAGACGAGAACAACAAGGGAGAAGTTGATGGACAACACAGTTAAAAAAACTGTACAATTAGAATTAGAAGTTGATACAGTATCAAAAGGGCCAAACAAATATCAAGGTATAATTGATTTAGCAAAAGCAATTGATGCTTGGAGAATATTTCCAAGAATATTCATTACAACATACATTTTTCTATTATACAAAGTAACTGTATGGTTTATGGCTTTACCAGAACCAAATAATGCACAAGCTGGTCTAGTATCAGTTGTTGTAGGCGCAGGTGCTGCGTGGTTTGGTTTATATGCAGGTACAGGACCAAAGATGCAAAAAGAAGATAAGAAATAAAAATGGCATTACCACAAGAAGTAGAACAACAAGATAGTCAGGTAGTTTCAAAAGCTGTATTTGATTTAGCAAATACTATATCAAATAAAGTTGGTATTGCAATAGATGGTGTAAAACAAGCTGTAATACCAAGTATACCTGATATGATTAGTAAAATTACTGCGGATATTCAATCTGGTTCTCTTATAAAGTTTGAGAGAGCAATTGAAATATTAAATAAAAAGATGAGAGAATTTGGTTTTGAATTAAGTACATATAATAAAAGTCTTGCTGATTTTTTAAAACAAAGAGAAGAAACTTTAGAAAAATCAGAAAAAGAAATACAACAAATTAGAAAAAATGGTATTATAGCAGAGATAGATAAATTTTCAGGTGAAATAAATTATTTGAGTAGAGAAGAAATTAAAAAAAGAAATCAACAATTAGCACTTACAAATCAAAATATTAAAAATACAAAGGACGATTTAGATAAACAAAGAAAAATATTACAAGAAAAACGAGTTGTCAGTGAAAAAACAAGAGAATTAGCTAAAATTGAGATTGCAAAAAAACA